GGATGACTGCTTCTACTTTTATAAAAGCCTTTCCTAATAAAAACATAACCGTTGTTGAGAGTTCTTCTATTCCAAAAGTTGGAGTTGGAGAGAGTACCGTTCAAGACATTTCCTCTTGGTTAAATTACTTAAATATTGATTATAAAGATTTTATGTCCCATACAAATGGGGCGTATAAGTTAGGAATTGGGTTTACAAATTTTAAAACTTCTAATTCTCCTACTTTTTATTATCCGTTTGGATCTCCAGATTTAACGGATACCGTATTTGGAATAAATGATTGGCATTTTAAAAAAGCATTAGATCCAAATATTTTAGACTCTGATTATGTTAAACATTATTATCCTCAAACACATGGTTTTGAAACTAATAAACTTTTTATAGATGAAGAAAAGTTATTTTATCCTTATTACAGAACAGACCGAGACATTGCATACCAATTTGATGCAAGTTTATTTGGAGACTGGTTAGCCAATAAATATGCAATTCCAAAAGGTGTAAAAAGAATTATAGGAAATTTAGGTCGTATAAATGGAACCGAAGAAGGCATCACGTCTCTTGTTTTAGAAGATGGAACAGAAATATTTGGAGATTTATTTATTGATTGTACTGTGAACCGTTTATTTCCCTAAAAGATGTACTGCCTAATAACAAAGCATGGGCAACTCAAGTACCTTATAACAACAAAGAAAAAGAATTAAAAACTTACACAAATTGTACTGGGGAAAAAAATGGATGGGTTTGGAATATACCTCTTTGGAATCGTATGGGGTCTGGATACGTTTTCAGTGATGAGTTTGTAGATGATGAGACTGCTTTACAAGAATATAAAAATTATCTTGATTCTCATAATATGGTTTTTTACGATCCTAATAGATCTAAATCTTTAGAGTTTAAAAAGATTGAAATTAGAAATGGTTATCATGAAAGATTTTGGGTTAAAAATGTTTGTGCAATTGGTTTATCTAATGGTTTTATAGAACCACTAGAAAGCACAGGTCTTATGATGATACATCAGTTTGTTAGAGATCTTGTAAGCACTATTCAAAATAGAGAATATATTACTCGTTTTGATATAGATAGTTTTAATAAAAATAATGTTGAAACTTTAAAAGGTATTTCAAAATTTGTAGCAATGCATTACCAATTTTCTCAAAGAGACGACACTCCTTATTGGAAAAAATTAACAATGGAAAAAGAATATCCAAATGATTATTTTGATTTATCTAAACAGGTGTACCATAACAGAGAATTTTATTCCCCAATTTGGGCATGCATTGCTGTTGGATTAGGTTACAGAACAATTACTCCAATAATTATACAAGAATTGAATTTTTCTAAAGATTTTAATCTTTTAAATTCTTTAAATAATGCTTTTACTATAAGAAATAATAAACGTAAAATGTGGGAAGAAGTTATTGACAAAGCACCTACGCATTACGAGTATTTAAAAAAGAATATTTATAATGAAAATTAAAGACATACCTTATGTAAGTAAACAGTTATTTAACAAATCTTATTGGAATAAAACTAATGTTGTAGAGTTTTGGGCTTTTTCTACAAAATTGATGATTATTTTTCCAGGATTATTGTTTAATAAACAATGGTGGTGGTTATATCTTTTTGCTTTGGCTTCTAGTATTGCTTTGATTTTAACTTCTACTATTAAAACTTTGCCTACCATTATTTATTTTAATATTGGCTGGTCTATATTAGCCTCAGCAGCACTTATAAAACATTTTGTTTAACCTTTTGGTATTGCTTTGCTTTTACTTTACTCTTGCTCTGCTTTGCCTGTTGCTTTGCAATAATATCTTTGGTGATGACGTTTTCTTTCGTCTACATTTAATAAGCCTCTAACATCAGAAGTATCTTTAAGAATGACTTTTGTTATTGATAATTCACAAGCAGAACAGACCAATACTAAAGACTCTGTTGTTGTGTGGTCTTTTCTCCAACCTAAATGAACTAACTTATTCCAAAACAGTTCTTCGCTATAAGGCAAGTCAGGTTGTTTATAGTCTTTATATTGTTCTTGTTTATGTTTTATGTATCGTTTGTCTAGTTCAATATAACGATCTACAAAGGAGTGTTCTCCCACGATTGCCTCCTAACTAACTAACTAACTTTTCCTGGCTGCCAGGCGAGTTAGTTTTGAGATAGCCCCACCAGTTCTGATGGGGCTTCTCCTAGTGCTTCTCCTATTGCTTTCCCTGCTTGTGCTTCTGCTATGGCTTCTGCTATTGCTTTGGCTTCTTGATTGGGAACTGTTCCATTAACTGTTTAGTCTTTGGTGTAATTCCATGCCAAGAACTCCAGTCCTTACCGCCTCTACTCATGTAGTGGGCGATACTTGCATTAACCACAGGATCGAGCAGTTCGGCATTAGTTTCTAAACCAAACCTTTTTCTACGATCTTCACCTAACTCTCCGATCATATTTATTTGAAATATGCCCCAAGAGTTGTCGCCTGTGTTTGTGTTGCCATTGTGAGCGAGAGGTCGCCCATTACTTTCTTTCTTAGCAACTGCCCATGCTTCTTTAAGGTCTGCGCCTTTGAAGCCTACGGCACTAAGCAACTCGACCAATTCAGTATCGGTCAATTTATGAGCGTTCTCATATTTTTTCAAAGTTGCTTCGGTCTTTGTTTCTTGCACTATTAGTGCTTCGGCTCTAGTTGGTGCTATTGCATCAGTTGTAGTTGCTACTCCAAATGCTACGGCTAAGGTCGAGATCGACCCACCAAGTATTAGTGCCTTTACTCTTGCTTTGGCTTTTGCTGATGCTTTGACTATTGCCTTTGGCATCTGCTCGGCTCTTATTCTTGCGTTTGTTTTCATCATCACTCCAAATAGTCGTTGGCACTTTCAGATGCCTTTGACTGGTGTGAACGAAGGCGGTGTAAATACCGCTCTGTCGTCTTGATCGATTGATGTCCTAGTCGCTCTTTTACTTCATGTAAATCTACGCCGTTCTTTAACAACTGCGTAGCGTTTGCATGTCGTAAATCGTGAGTTCTTGGAAACCAGCCGATTGCGGACTTGGCTATTGCTTTGTTCCATGTTGTTCTCCATACATCACGAGGCATGTGGCTCATATTGTTGATGAAACTCCCTTGCTCTTGCTTCTGCTGGTGCTTCTGCTTTGCCTTACGGCTTCGGCTTCTTACCTGCTCTGCTTTTGCTGGTGCTTCTGCTTGGGCTTTGGCTTTGCGGTAGTTTGCTACTGCTTGCCTACACCCTTCGCATCTGCAACCCCCATGTGTATAGGAGTAAAGAGTTCCATGCTGGAACTGTTTTCCGCCTTTCTCGAATGGTCGAGAGGGCTTTGCGCTTCGTGAACCTTCTATTTTACTTGGCGTTATGAGTATTGTTCTTGGGAACATCAGATCATCTTTTGCTATGCCTTTTGCTAGGACATACGCTTTTAGTTGCTGTAATAGGGCTTTTCCTATTACTAGGCTTCTCTTATGCCCCGACTTTGTAGCATCTACTACTAGAAATCTCTCGCCATTGTTGTATTGCTTACCTAGATCACTAACTCGCCTTTGAATAAAGATTTCGCCAGTTTTGAAATTGATGTCTTTTGCTCTTACTTCCGTTGCTTCACCATAGCGACACCCACTTGCTACTAAGAATTGGGCGAATAATTTTGTTCCTTGTGTCGGTAAATGCTTTACGATCTCTTTGAAATCATCAGGGGCTAGGAGATTAGATATATCGGCATGATTGACCTTGATCTTAATTCCATGCGTGGGATTACTCTCTAACTGACCTGAACTAACTAACTTTGAAAACATAGAGCCAAGAGATGCCTTAACTTGATTTAGCGTTGCGGGTTTAACGCCACCTAGTTTGAGATCATCAATTAACTTAACTAAGTCTGAAGGCTTCAGGGAAGTTAGTTCTCGATCTCCTATAACTGGAATTACAAATCGAGTTAGAACCGACTTATAGCCCTTCTTGGTGATCGGCATGAGGTCAGACACCGCCAGCCATTGATCTATAAAATCGCCTACCCTCAAATTAGCCTTTGAAGGGGCAATAGAGCCATGCTTCTCCGATTGTATGGCGTGATACATGGCTTCGGTTTCATTAGCCCATGTGCCAGCCGACAACCGCCTATTGCCTAGCCTGTAATAGCCAGTAAATCTGCCGTTGCGCTTGATTACATACGCCATAAGTTCCCCTGTTCTACTGGCGAGTAATGACCCTTCTACTGGTGAGTAATATTACTGGTCAGTAGGTTCTTAATCAAAAAATAACCCCCAGCCCCATGAGGGCTGAGGGTGATTTGGATTACATACGGACTAGGCAACTTGGCTTATGCGCTTGGGAACTAACTTGGTGGAACACCAGACAAGTTAGTTGATCTGGAATTAAGCGTGAACTAACTTTTCTGGAATTAAATAAAGTTAGTTCCTACCAACTGGCTTGGTAAGTAAAGTTTAATTCTTGATCGCTCTCTAATAGGGAAGTAATTAGATCAATCGTGTATTCCAGTTGATAAAAATAATAATCGCTCAATTCATTATCACCAAAGAAAAAACCTTCAACTGGTTGAAGTGGGTTCTCATAATTTTCAACTGTGATTGGTTGCTCTAATTTATTTAGGTAATCACATAATTGATAAAACACTTTATTGTTTTCAATTTGGTATTCACGACTAGGATTTGCCAAAGCCTTGATGCAATCGTTTCTTAGATTTAATAAATCCTCATCACTTAAATAAATTGTTTGGCACTCATCAACGCCCTTGCCACACTTATCAACAATCCAGCCATGAATAGCGTTGGCTTTGCGCCAATAACCAACCATTGATTTAACAACTACATTAGAAAAATCAGGAGTTGGTAAATCTTTTAATCCAGCAAGATTTTTAATCTCTGCATACAACTCAGGGTGGTCAGTATTACCACCCATATATTTTTCTGCATACAAATACATATCTAAACCCATTAATTGATCTCCTTTACAATATCAATCGCAATATCTATTCCTGATATTGCGCCGTCTAACATTAGAAAATCAGAAGTTCCGTCTTGTTCAGCACTAATCTGCCTTTCACGCCAAGTGTGTTGAAGTTCAACTAACTCTTTAATTGCTTGATCTTTATTCATTCTACTATCTCCCACTCGTAGTTTTTAATTTGATCTTTAATTACTAAATCATCAATCGTGTAATTTATTAAACTGTGAGCAAAGGCTGGTGCATTATCGCCTTCGTGATCATCATTTAATTCAAGATAGATATTCATGTATGCCATTAGTTAATCTCCACTTCTCGGTTTGATGCCCATTGTTTGATCGTTTCTGTTTTCCAAACTGGAGTTCTCCCCATGTATTTGTCGGGTTTGGGAAGGGTGTTGCGACTTAGATAACTGTGCAGAGTTTCTACTTTCAACCCTGTTAATTCCGCTATATCTGTATTTGTTAGCCAATCGCTCATGTTTATTTAACAACTTTCTGTTTAGTTTCATTAGGTTTAGTTCCCCACTTTGTAGTTTTAGTTTTTGTATCAGCCCACAAATAAGGTAAATCTGTCGGCACATTAAATTGATAATAAATAGCATCTTTGCGTTTTAGATTAGATTGATGCGATTGATGCAATTCTGAATTACCAAACCAAAACGGCAATCCAGTATCAGGGAAGGTTGAGTGCATAGCCACAAAACTAGGCAACAAAGTATCTTTGTAGCCACGATCTATCCACTCTTGGCAGATTGCAATTCCGTATTCGCACAAAGCCCTCTCATGCCCACGCCACATGTTTGATGCAGGGTGATTACGCCAGCCCTTACTAATTCCCATTATGGCTCGAAGTATTTGCCATGCTTCAACTCGTTGCTTACCTAATCTCCTGTAATCAAGAGCCTTAGCAGATTTAACAAAATCAGGATAAGGAATAAAAGTATTAACCATTGATACCACTCCTATATTGTTTGCGAAGTAGAGTTTGTCTTTCATCAGAAGTTAGTCCACCCCAAACTCCGTAATGAACTCTATTAGTTAATGCAAAAGATAAACATTTAGTTTTAACCTCTTGATTACAATTACCACAAAGAGTTTTGGCTTTTGTGATGCCAGCATTATCAGTTGGATCAGGAAAAAAGATTTCAGGGTCAACTGTTTGGCAAGGTGCATCATCAATATCTTTAGGTGTCGGTGTTTTTAATTCAACTGGCTTTATTACTTTTCTTGCTTTAGTAAAAGACACTTGGCTTTTAGGTTTAGTCATACTCTTTATCTCCGTTTCCATTAGTTATTGTTTCAACAAACTTATCCATGATTTCAACTAAATCGTTTGGCTGTAAATTGGCAAACTTCAAAAGTATTTCAATCATGTGCAATAAACCCCAAACTAACATCTCAGGTTCTAATCCCTGATCTGTAATTAGTTTGTTTAGGTGTTCATTGGCTAAATACTCTTTTATTTCTTGTGGCAAACTATCTTGCCGTTCTTGATCTAACTTAAACCCACGAACGATTTTAATAAACTCATTAGCAAAGTTAATAGATTTAACTAAGTCCTGTTGTTCTTGGTTCATTGGCTCTCCCTTGTAGTAAATAGTTCGTTTAAGTGATCGTATTTAGGTAATCCATTATTATTTTGATGTCCATTATCACTACCGCAATCAACGCATTGACCCGATATTGGAACTTCACAACCGCACTCACAATTACAAATTGGTTCTGTATCAAATACTTCATCAAACAAACTTTCATCTAATAAATCATCAGCCATTTTTAATCTCCTTAATTTTTCCTGTCTTGTTTAAGTATTCAGTTTCAAGTTGTCTAACTTTTATTCTTGAAGTTCCAAACATGCGAGCAACCTCAGCCAAAGATGTCTGATATTCAATTCTTTGTTGAAGTATTTTTATTTTTTGATTTGCACTAAACATTTATTAATCCAATTCTATTAAGGGTTGAATAGGCGCAGATACGGCTCGTCTTATTATCCAAAGCAATTTAAGGATAATAAAAGTCTTGACCG